TGTTTTCTCCCATATCAACTAAAGGCGCAGGTTCTCTGCCTCCTGCAATCGAAAGCTTACCTGCACCGTCAATCTGCCAAGGAAGCGTAGAATCTAGTCCGGCATACTGCGGCAGTTCAAAATCCGCCGCTGTTAGCAAGCGAGCCGCAGGCTCTTGCTTGGCTATTTCTATCGCTAAATCTCCTTGCCTTTCGGCTAAAGCTGTATCTGCCGCTTGGGCCGTGGCGATTTTTCCTTGGGCCCCTTTAAGCGCCAACATTTTAAGCGCTTGGGCTTCTTTACCCATCCCCCCTGCACGCGCCCCTATTTTCCCAGCTAACGGGGAGGCTATCTGAGCTAGTCGTGCTGCGGCGGACCCACGCATAGGTTGGCCGTCAGGGCCAACATTAGAGCCATATTGGAAGGCTGCTTGGCCTAGATCGAAAAGCATTTGGGCCTGCGTATCCTCTTGCGGAGTACCCAACCCTAACGAGTTATACAACTCCAATTCTTCTTCCATTACACCCTTTAAGTCACTAGGGGTGCTTGGTTGCGCGGCTAATAAGGATTGGATATATGCGTCTGCGGCACTCACCGCCGCAGGAGAATACCTTCCCGACGACGTGACGCCTTCTTCAGGGGTCCCAGTTGCATATTTTCTAACCGCTCCTCCATCCATCATTTGATGAACTCGTCTTTTTGCTTCTGCCACAATATCGGATGGGTACGCACTAAAGGCGTCGTCAACCGGAGTCACGCCCATCGCGCCGGACCCTCGGTTAAAATTTTGGACAGTCTCATCCATTGCTATGGTCTCAATCCCCATCGGAGGCGCAGGAGGAGGCATAGGTGTCTGGGGAGGAGGCATGGGCATTCCTTCTGGAGGAGCCATTGGCATCGGCATAGGAGGAGCTTCCTGTTGCGCTAAAACGGGTTGCAGGAGAGCCAATACCCCGTCGGGCGTTTCTGCCGCTTCCCTTGCGCCTACTAAGTCTGCTAATTCTTCTCGCCGCGCATCGACCGAACGCATGTCGCCTCGGAGGTTATTCATTAAGATTTCGGGGGAATCCGGTGTTCGATTCATCATGCTCGCCATGTCCGCGTCGTCGCCCGTTTCTGCCCCTGCTTCGGCGTCGATTTCGGTCATCAGTTCATCAAGATCATCCATAAATCCCGACATAATCCCGACGTTTTCCACCTCGTCATCGTCCACCATTTGAATCATTTCTTCTTGCATTTTATTTCCCTAAAATAATCCGGCTTTTGAGGCCCCAGCGGCTGTCGCCAAGGCTCCCGTAGTAAGCCCTACCGCCGATTGCAGTGGACTTGCGCTAGGCGCAGACGTGGCGGTTAATGCCATTTGCGTGCTTGGCGCACCTCGGTAAATATCTGAAACAAAACCTAATTGCTGGTAAGGAGCCATAGCCTCTTGAAGTTGCGTGGCTCGTATAGCGTCTATCTGGTTCTGTTCCACGTTTCGTTCTAATCCGCCCAATCCGGCTAGTAGGCCAGTGTCGGCAGCGCCGAGCTGTTGAGTTGCTTGGCCTAGAGCACCATACTGGGTTCCCAGTGATCCCATCTGCGAACCAAGGGTCCCAAGAGCTTGAGATTTGTTTAAATCTACTCCCGCTTGTTGCGCGGTAAGACCACCAATCCCTTGCCCAAGGTTGGAAAACTGCATACCCGCCTGCCCTAGGGCCTGTCCTGCGGCAAGTTGTCGGCCTTGTTGCTGCTCAAATCCTTGCATGGCCGCTTGTTGGGCTTGTTGGTAATTTTGAGCATAGTCCTGCATAATTTTTTGTTGCATTAAATCTTGAACTCCGCGATCAAATTCCGCGCGTTGCACTCCCTCACGTGTTCCTCCAAACGCCCCTGTCTGCACCGCTTGGGCCGCATTTTGAGTGCGGGTAATGTCTGCCTGACGACGCATTTCGTCCAAGCCTTGCTGCGTAACTTCCTTCTGATAAGGATTCATGTACGCCGTGGATGTGGCCGGGTTATAAGCCTGTGCAGAGCCTAAGATTCCGCCAATCCCCTGTCCCAAAACAGGAACAGCGCGCGCCGTTATGTCTTGCGCTGCCTGAAACTGATCGGTAGTGTCGATGCCTCCCGCCGCTAACGCTCCGCGTTGGGTTAGGTCCATGCCTTGAGAGACGCCTTGCGAAGCGGCTTGAATATACGGCTCAAAAGAACCAACCCCTTGCTTGGCGAAATCTATAGCCTCAAGCTCTGTTCCCGACAGCCCTGCTGCTTCCGTTGCAGGAAGTGCCATCGGGGCATTATAAAGACGTTGGGCTTCATTAATGAGTCCGAGTTTCTTAGCTTCAATTTCTGGAGCCTCACGAACATACTGTGTGCTATATTGCATATCAGCCATTAGAGGCTCCTTCTAATTTTTTCATTAGAGCGTACATCTTCTTAGCTCCTTTGCGCCGAGATCCGTTGCCCATGTTCCGCACCGATTTGGCGGTAAAAACAAATTCCCCGTCACTCAGCATAGCCGGAACATCGTCCGAGGTTCCTGTGCCGGGGCCACTTATTGGTCCGTTGCGTCGAGGAAAATTCTGTGGAGCAACCCCTGCGGGGCCGCTGCCTTTTGCTGCGGTATAGGGCGAATAGGTTAAATAAGGGTTTGATTTAAGATAGGGATTGGACTGAGATATCGTCTCTACTCCACCAAACCGAAGCCCGTACTTGTCGGGGTATTTATCCAGAAGTTGTTGACCCGGACTCATCCCTGCTGCCATATCACCAAAACCGGGAGGAACTTCAGGCTGATCAGCAGAGAAACCCCCGCTGAGACCCATGACCCCTAGTCCGACTCCGGCGAGAGGACCGTATTTGGCGAGCATACTGGGTGAAGCCGCCGCTTCCATTGCTTTTAAACCTGCTGCCTGAGCGGCTGCTGCGTCTTGTGTAGCACTAAACACAGCATCATAGGCAGGTTGATAGGCTTCTCCTGAGGCCGCAAGCGCTCTATTTTCAATAGCCGAGGGGCTGACCTTGTCCCATGCCCTCCTAGGCAGGTCGGTAATTCTTTCAGTAAGACTTTTCGTCACCGTCTCATCCACGGGTGTGCGACTTATGAAAGGAGAACCACCTCCATCCGACAATGGGCCAGCCAACTGTCCGCCACCAGAAGAAACAGCGCCTGAAGTATCTACCAAACTTTCTACTCCTCCTGCTGAAAAGCCTGCCTGTTGTGGAGGGCGAAGCGCCGGGGGAAGCGGTTGCATAAGAGAGGTACTAGGAACGGCGGAGGTATTAGGAACGGTGGATGTTATGTCTCCCACACTAAAGCCTGCCTGCGGTTGGGGGGCCGTCAAGGAAAGACCGTCAATGGGAGCCCTTGTAATCGGGGGAGAAGTTCCGAGCGCATTACCGGGGGAAGCAGCAGTGCCAAGAAGGTCGGTACTTCCGGCAGTCACGTCAGTGACAGTCAAGGCTTCCCCTAATTCCGTCACGGGGGCGGGTGTCGGAGCTTTAAAAGCGTCCGCGCCCTGAGTTATTCCCGTGAAAGCGCCTGCTGCAATGCCTCCTATAGCTCCGGCTTTCAATGAATCTTTAAGGCTATTACCTGCTGCCAATGAGCTTCCTGCTCCTGCAACAAAACCCGACACCGCAGCAACGCCTGCTGCCGATTGTACTCCCATTGCCGCAGCGGCGGCAGGTCCCGCAATAAAAAACAAAGCGGTAGAGATAACTATCTTACCGATGGTCGTGTTTGCAAACTTCTTGACGGCTCGACCGATTTTCTTGAAAACTTTGCCGATACCTTTAAAAACTTTTTTAAGGAAAAACTCAGGCAATCCTGTTTGAGGATTAACTGTGCCGCTTCCTCCCATGCGCTTTAATACGCCTGCTTCTCTGGGAGAGATGTGGGCCAACATCGTGTCGCCATAACGACCTTGTTTAGCCATTGCCTCGGCAATGGGACGCAAGGAAGCTACTCCACCTTTCGCAAAACCTTGAGGAGCCGTCTGGGGGGCGCCCGAAGTCGCTCGAATCTCATCAATCGCCATGTTCAATGCGCCAAAAAACTCCGCGTCAAAGGTTTCTGGCAACATGTCATCGGGCATGTCTTGAGTTTTATAGTGCGCCCTGATTTCGGCATAACGCTCTGGTGACGCTAAGATTTCGTCAACCATATTATTCAGCACGTCCAAAACTTCAGGAGGCAATTCAAGGCCTCTGAGTTCGGACTTAAACTCTGCCACAGCCATTGGATCAGCTTCGGCAGCGGTCGAGAGCATTGTCTCGTTAAATTCTGAAGGAGAGACTTCCTGCCTAAGTTGCTCAAAGGCAGCAAAATCCTCTATTGTTGGTTGGGGAGCCTGTGTGGGTCCCGGCATCGCTTCGGCCATGTTTTTTCCTTTTCAAAAAGTAAGGCCACTAAGGGCCGCACGCCGGGAAGCGTGAATTAAACAATTATGTCAGTAGAGCTAGTCTCTGTCCACTTCAAGATAAGACAGATAAAACGTAACGTTCCCCTGACTTGAGGTAACTTTTAGTACATTCCCTGCTTCGACTATGCAAGGGACTCCCCCAAAAACGTCCGCGCTTGCGTCCGCGATTAGGGCTTGTTCTTTATATAAATACACCGCCGTTCCCGACGCTGTGTCGTAATGTGTAACGCTAATATTTGAGCTACTGGCGTCCGCGTTAGTGACGCGCAGAGATTTAATGATTCCTGTATTAGCAGCAGGGACCGTATAAAGGGCTGTTTCCGTCGCTGCCGTGGGGATAAGTCGCTGATGAAAATACTTGTCTGCCACCTAAGTTCCCTCATACCACGAACGGGCATTACCCTTTTGCTCTGTAACGACTGGCGTATAAGTGGAATTCAACTGAAGCACTATTTGTTCTAACGAGCGGACCAACTGATCGAATTGACGTGGGTCATAGTCGCCTGTCGCCGCATCAGGTAAACGCACATTAGCAATTTTGCTCATCGTAAACCATCCGGTTGTATGTCTACACGCAACGTTCCGTATCTCCACCACGACCCAATATCGGAACTTTCTATTTTAATAGATATTTGCCGTCCCCGCGCTCGCGTATCTACTTTTTGAGTGGTAGGGGTGATTGTGTACGGGTCTAACGAACTAGGATTAGCCGTGGCCTGTGGGTAAGGGCGTAGTAACAGGTTAACCACTAGGTTTTCTAGCTGATCTTTAAAATCAGGAATAAAGCGGCTCATATATACCATTTGATCGCCGTCGCCTAAGTCAAAATAACCAGACTTAATAAAAGCCGTTACCGCCGTCCCATCCGCTTGGTTGTATCCATCTTCTTGATTATAAACAAGACTTCGGCCTACGGTCAGGCCGTAAATAGTCGAAATAGTAGTTGCCGCGCTTGTTGGGAAGTGCTCAGTAGCAACAGGCTTCTCAAAAGAATCAACATCTTGCCACGCTGTTCTCGCCATCGTTCCTATGGACCAAACGCTTTCCAAATAATTATAGGTAACACAGCGATCCACGTAATCGGAAGAAGCCGAACAGTAAAACCACGTAATCTCGTTGTAGTCTGAGTTAAGGGCAGCATAGACCTTATCGTCTTGGACCAAATTTATGTTTGAAAAAACATAGTCTTGAACGGTACAAGGAATTTTTTTCACCGTGCCGTCAAACGCATAAAATGCTTCGTGTCCGAGCCACATAGCCAAACCATTTACATCAAGCGCCGCGTGAGGACCCAACGCTCCGCAGTTACTTCCAAGCTGTTGAAAACCGAAAGTATAAGGGGGGCCGATGTACTGCATACCATGCAGTGATGTATCCGTCAAAATAAGTACCTGACCACGAGAACGGACCGCCGTCATTATCCGGTTTCCGTCCGAAAGCTTTTGGCCGCCTGCCGTGTTGGTCACGGTTTCCGTGAATTCATTAATGTTTTCTTGATCAGAAAACCGCACAAACAATGGGTCTTGAGTAGCTGGATCGCCCACAGTGGTCTCTGTACCAAAACAAACTAAATGCCTGTCGGGGGATGTGATTAGAGCAAACGTGCTTTTGGTAGGGGCTCCTGAAACTGCGGTTGCTCGTTGATCCGTTCCACTTGCAGGATTCCATTCATAAATAGCGCCATTGACCGCCTGCATAATTAGCACTTGCCCAAACTGATCAAATTTCCAAATCCGCGCAAAAATAGTTGGTTGATCCACTACCGTTCGAGCCGTTCCCCACGTGCTTGCGCCCCAAGTACCTGTTCCCCAACCAAAGTCAAAAAAGCTTCGATCAGCACCAACGTTAATTTGATAAGCCCCAACAGTTGCCCCGCCACCATTGCCCGTGTCGCTGCCGTTAGCCGCAACAGGAGCTGTAATGGTGTAGGTAGAAGAAGTCAGTACCTCAGTAATCTCATATTCAGAATTGAGAATAGCAGCGGTAATGTTGCCGCCTAGACTAGCTGCATCAGAGAAAGTCACAAAATCTCCGGTTTCTGCGCCATGATCCGTATCTGTTACGGTAATAACGGCTGACCCGTTAACTGCGGCAAAGGTAACTGCTCCGGCTCCTGTAGTCTCTCGAAGCGGAGTAATATCGGCCCATACACCGCCCAGTGATACATAAATTTTTCGGTTAGTGCCAACGGCTAAGTAGGGCGTTCCAGCGTTGTTGTTCCAAGAAAATACCTCACTAGCAAACCCTACAAGGTAAGCAGGGGCTCCATTAAAATAGGTCCAACCTCCTATCTTTTCGGGAAGGCCAAATCGAAAGCGGACGTTGTCTCCGTCGGTAAAACCTCCCTCGGCTCCATATTCCGTGTTCTGTTTATCAATTCCGGGTGTTAATGCCAATCGAAAATAAGCCATTACTCTACATACTCGCCTGTACTTATGAGGTCGCACAACTCTAAGGCGCGGCCGCCTACCTGCTTACTCCACCTAGAGTCTAAAAATTCTACTGCGGCAAGTTTATACTCGCCCTTTTCCATCGCGCCTAAGGCACGTTTGAAAAGCCTTAGTCTTGTGGCTCCGAGATTAAAGCTAATGTTGATCATAGCATCTTTTCGCACATCATCTAAATCATTGAACCAGCGGTATTCTGTGGACAGCTCTTTGATTACCCGCTCTATGTCGTTGGCGAGAAGGTACTCTACTTCATCCTCGGACAAGCCAAGCCCGTTTTTAGATATGTTTCTCCCTACTCCTATGTGCTCCAAGCCGTTCATGTCCCTATACACCTTATATTTTACCGACTCGTGCCGTTTCAACATTTCAATAAGCTTTTTCATTTGCTCTTATTCCCGTAGAAGAACGCCGCGCAAGTCCCAAGTATGCCAGAAAGCTGACC